TAAAATACTTTCTGCAGGCCAACCTTGAACTGAGTATAGTATTTGTATTAGTGTTTTATTGTTATCTACGTCAGATGATACATCAACATTATTAATTGTAACAAATGGCATCCATGTAGCAACAGCACTTTTAATTGCAATAGTTGCTGAGTCTGTTAGTTGTTGGTCATATATATTTTCAAATAATAGTAAATATATATCACTACCAAATGTCGGTTGCATTACCCGCTCACCTTTCATGGTTAAAATTAAATTACGTAAATTATCGTGTACCTGCGCTGTTGTAGTGTAATTATGGTTCGGTGAACCTACTACAAGAGGAAATCCAATACCAATAGGATTGGAAGTTGAATCATTTGGATATATTTTAGGTACTAATTTTGCCATATATTACTTTTTAAACCTCTGTACTAATTTACTATAGTCACGCGTCAATGCTTTTGTTACAGATGCATCTACTCTATCTGCAGACACCACTTGCCCGTTATGTCCTACTAGTGTAGTAGGAGCTGGCCCTACTCCATCTTGCATTGCTGCAAAACCTGCTCTTGCATCTTGTGCATTAAATGTTTTCATTGTCGGGTACTCTTCCGCTTCAGTCTGTGAGAGCGCTTCTGTTAACGACATATGCTTAGCTTCCTTTTTAGGAGTAAGCTTTTGCTCTGTTAATATATTACGCACTTCTCTTTGCACTTCTTCTCGTACAATCTTTTTAATTACTGCTGCTAGCTTGTTCATCTTCATAATAATCTCCACATATATGGTATATATAATAAATATACAGTTATGTTATTTTTGCTTTAAAGCCTCTATATTTGTTTTAAGTTGTGATAGTGATGATTCAATGCGTATGGTATTTTGAAAGGATGTTGAAAATCTAGGAGCTTGAACACTTAATAATGTTGATCCTACACCAGGTACAGGGAACGTTTGCTGTGAGCTTACCATAGCCTGAGTCTTTACCTCTGTTGACAACTTCTTTACCTCGTCTATTAACGCATGTAATGTATCTAATACTGTATCTACTTCATGTACCCATACCTGTGTGCATAAAGCTATTGTTTTTTTAGATGATAATAAAATATCATCCGTCTTTGACCCTAATACAAGCCTATCACTCATTATAATAACTTGTCCAGCGCTGTACTTATCTTGTGTACTTTGTAAATTAGGTGGTAGATCTGCTTGTAAAGGTATTTCTATATGTTGATTAGATGTTAGCCAAATACCTGCTGAATCAGTTTCGAAGTCTTCGACAGGTAAGTAACCATTTCGTATTATTGTTATAGGTGATATAGAGTTTGTAGGGCTTACCCATGGTAGTGTTGTTGTAGGATTAGCTGCAGAAAATCTAATACTCTGTCCAAATCTACCTTGCATAACAACATCCCCTTCATACAAATCAAGTGATCTCACACTTCGAGGTAGTGAAACAAATGTTTCTCCTGTATATGGATCTCCGTCAGGTTTATATATCGGATTGTTAGCATTAAGCATATGATTAACCATACCCTTTTTAGAAACAATTCCAGTGTAATACCAGTTACCTGTCTTACCATCCTTTATGCAATGTACTTTCTCATTAGGTAATGGTATTGTGAAAAGGTGAGGGTTCATTGGTGATAAATTTATATTTATCAAGTTGCGTTGATCTGTCATTATATTTCCTATAACATCACCAACACCACGATACTCACCATCTCCGCCGGATAGTACACGTATAATACTTGCTATTGCACTCTCTGAATCATTGAATGATTGTTGTTTGTTACCACCTTTCAATCCCCCAACACTTATATCTGGAAAGTTTTCTGAATCAGAATATTTAGACATTATTTAACTGCTCCCACTCTCTCTACTTGAGCAATAAGTTGCTCCTTTTCAGCATCGGTTAATATTAAACCTTCATCACTACTAGAGCGTGAACTAGCTTTAGTAACAATAGCAGCCATCTTTATTAATGCTTCATCATTCTTAACAGCTATTTCCATGTAATCTTTAATTAACGGAACAATTATAACAGCATCACCAATATTTTTTATCATCGGTTTTAACTCTGTTATAAGTATTTGTATTTGTGTCTCTTTCCTTGTTGAGTTTGTATATATATCCTTTAACAAACTCTCAAACGTTTTACCTTCAAATATTTCATCGTTGTTTTCTTCACTCATAGTATGCCCCTTACATATAAATATACAAAAATAAAAAAGCGCCCGGTATTAGCAGTCGCTTTCTTAAGTTTAATATAATACGGCTATATACCTCTATAAACTAACCATAGCCGTTTATACTCCTCTTTTAATATATTTACAACGCGGGTGATATACTGCGTCTTTACATTAACCATCTCACGAACCATTATATATAATGCTTTCTTATTATATGTCTCTATGTTCTCACAAGTCTTAAATATCTCTAATACTGCATACGCGATTGGTATATCTCGTTTGTACTTTATAACTGTATCAATATTATCTTCAACATGCTCTATAAACAAGTGATAGAAATCTTGTACCTCCGATTGATATTCTCCACGAATTGATTCATTGGTAATATTACGCTGGGTATCAATTTCAAGTACATCTGCTTTACCTTTCTTGCGATTGTAATGTTTATAATTATTTTGAATTAGGTAGTTTTTTGCAACAATGCTGAAGTATGAGAATGCTTTACCTTTATCTTGTGTATACTTTGGTAGCTTCTCTAACAAGAACGCAATCACCTCATGCTGTACATCTTTAGTTGCTGCATCGAAGTGATAAAACTTATACCTATGTATTAGATTCTCTGCCATCTTAAACAAAGGTTTATGTATGTAATCATTAAATACCTTGTTACGTAACGCGTTACTTGAATCTTCGTTATAAGCAATAATAGCATCTTCCGTATCCTGAGTGAAGTATAGTTTATTCTTTCTCGGTCTACCGCGCTTAGGTCCCGTATCCATACTAGCACTCAGTGCAGCTTGCACTTTATTCACCTCTACCTTCTTATAGAACAACTCTACAGGGCTACTTTGCTCCATCTGTATCTCCAATATACTTTTCACGTAACATATCTATCTCTTGCTTTAAACTTGTAAATATATGTCCCACTTCATCATCTGATTTAAAAGATCCTTTGCTATCTATCTCTTGCATATCTTGATATACTTGTTCTATAGTGGTAAGTACATCTGCTAATGTTAGTGATACATCTGTTAGCTCTGAATCTAATCTTTCTGTCTTTATTAATAAGTTTATGTTTATATATACACTAACAATAAAAAAGACACTCACCGTTATTAATATCCACATCATCACTTTGTATCTCCAAATAAATCTTTAAACATATCTTTTGCAGAATCACTCGCACCACTTACAGTCTTACTGTTATATGCTTTTCGAGCTACCTTTTTAGATTCTTTGATAGATGTATTTGAACTACCCTTCCACATCTCATACTCTATCTGTGATGCCATATGATCTGCATGATGTAACACAATAGGTAGATTAACTCTCATTCTAGACTCTGGTCTAAACGCTATGAAGTATGGCTTATTTGAATCATCATACAACCCATCATGTAACTTAATACCCATCATCTCATTTTGAGAAAATTTAATATCAAACTCTTGTAATAGTAATAGCGATCTATCTGGTACAGACATGAAAGGTATTTCAGGATTAATTTCATAAATCTTACCTTGATTCTTTCTATGCCATTCAGAAGGATTAGGTTTATACATCTCTAAATCACGTGTACCTATCTTACCAAGGTCATGGTTGAGTGCAGCAAATAATAATTCTTCACGTGTATACCCGTTACAATCTGAACCCATTGTTGTCCACATAGTGTGATTTGCATCTGCAATTTTAATAACCCTAAGTATATGATCAACATATCCACCTGCAAAGCAGTTATGGTAATGTTCAAAACTTGATGCAGGCATTAACATCATTCGCTCCTCAAAGAACGTGTACATTTCTATTAATTTATCTTTACGATCACCGGTAAATTCTCGGTTTATAACATCCATTAACTCGTTCCAGTTACTAGCTATCTGTGTTTCATCTAAGTGCATATGCTTCCTCTATTTTTGTTTCTACTTTATTCCAATATCTTTTCGTTGCTGGGTTATTAATACCTCTCGGTCCACCATTCCAACATCTTGCCATCTCTTCTGCTCCATTTAACTTGTAGTACTTACAATAAATGGTAAACATTTGTATAGATTTATTTCTATCCCACCTATCACTGTACGAGTAAAGTGAGCTTGAACCTTGTCTAGTGAGTATTCTATTAATATCATTAACCATACATTGTCTAATTTGTAAACACCCTACTGCGTCTTCACTAGCGCAATATGCTGAATCGTTATAGCTACTCTCAACAAATATAATTGCATCAAGTATATCTTTAAACTCTCGCTTGATCTCTTTATATTGATGCTTAATGTTGAGTGTACCTATTTTATATTCAAGTGAATCAATAACAGTAGTTAAACTATCTATCGTATACTCCTTATCACATACACTTTGTTCAAGTGCTTTAATACTTCTCTCGTAACTAACTAATGTAGATAGGGCAAGTACAGCGCAGAAAAGTATTAATGTGAATGTTATTACTGAATGTGAAATGTCTCTCATGTTAATCATTTAAAATTTCTTTACTTAATAGAGGGTCAATATTATAATACGTGTTAAGTGTATCTAATTTGTCTCTACCATCTGTTAATTTCTCTAAAGCTTTTGAAGCTTCTTCTAAAAAGTGTCCAGAGGTATGCTCACCTATTGCAACTGCATTTTTGAAACACATATCTAATGTTAACAATGCTTCATTTATCTCTGATTCGCACTCGCTCTTAAGAGCTTTGTATACTCGGTCTCTATGGGTCATAATTTTTCTCCTATTGTTTTAATGTTATACAATATAAGAAAATAATTACATTATTCCAACTATTATCTAATAAGCTTTTGCTGTTTTTTTATCTCTGAATTAAGTCTCTTAAGATCTTTCTTAAACCGAGCTTTCTTTAATTCTTTCTTCAATTTATGGATTGCAGCATATGCATCTGTTTTAATTCGCTGCTTTTGTGATTTTGTCAGTTTAGGTTTACTAACTTTAGGTTTTATAATGGTAGGTTTAAGGGTACCTTTCAACCCGGGTTGCTCTTTACCTTTATGATATACATTACCATCTTTATCTACAAACTCTTTCATGAATGCCCAACCTCTAGGCTTACCTGTAGGCTTATATCCTGTAACAGGTTCGAATGGAAATTGTTCATTATAAGACTCCCTTACACATAAATTACAAGTTACTGCTGTAGTTGTCTCACTGACCTGGGTCATCTGACTACACATCTTGCATTCCATGAATAGTATACCATTTTTAACCTCAGTATAGTAATCTACTTTCTCTTTCTTTGCTTTCATATATTATATATATGTATTTATTTTATTAATCACTTGCTTTATCCATATTAAATATATAGCTATGTATCTTAACACCTTCATGTGTTTTAATACGATGCTCATATATAAAGTTATTTGACTTAAGAACTCTGTCTCTGAACTTATCTAACGCTTTTAAATTTGAAGAACTTATTGCAATATACCCATCTAATATATGAACTTTAGTTTGTGGTGTAGCAGGTATAGATTTATATGATGCAGGTGGATGTATTTTCTTACCATCTGCAGCTTTGTATATACACTCTTCCATCTCTTCTTCATTCAGTGATGCAAGCCATTCATAAAACTTATCTGGAGTCTTATAGAGTTCTTTATCATCTAACGATATCATATTCCATAACATGTTAGGATTTTGCTCCGTAAACTTTTCTACCACACTCTCAAAGCGTTTTAAATCTGATTGCGTGAGTGTGCGTATGTAGTTTATAAGGTAGTTAACAAGCTCTGCGTCTGGTTGTTCTACCTGAAGTGCTCTAGAAACAGATTCAAGCATGTCTCTTACTGATGATACATCGAACCCTTTACTGAATTCGTCATACTCCTCTTGCGTGTATTCAAACAGTCTCAGCTTTGAATTACCTTGCAGTAACTCAACAGCGTTTATTTTACCTGCACCTTCTAGTTGCTCCACTTTAACCTCCATATTATATATAATCTTTTATACTCATTTATAAATATCTAACCACCCTTTAAAATACTCTGAATATTTACATGTTTCTTATAAATATTATTTACCTCTACTAGATCTTCCATATCTATTTGATTAATAGACAACACTTTATGCTTAATATCAAACACTCGCTTCTTATCCTTAACATATTCAGGCTCCGGGAAATTATCATACCCTTTACTGTTCTTTATGTTACGCTTTATTAAGGATACTACAGACTCAAACTTCACTATATGATCCCTTACCTCATTAACATCTTTCATGGGCCCGAAAGCAGCGAGTATATTATCTATACGACTAGCCTCATCAGGGTAGCGCTCTCCGAGATCACGTAAAGCATCTGCATGCTCTTTTCTCTTGAGTAATTTATCAGCAAGGTATTTTAGCTTCTGTTTTTTATCCATAGTATCCCTTAATAATCTACTTATATTATATATTTTAATAATTAGTTAATTCTACTTATATTACTCTTATTAACATTATTACTAATATTATATAATATATTTAATATAATAAAAAAATTGCAGAAAGGCAACTCTTATACTATATTAATCTCTGCGACCCTCCTTTCCTGTTGGCACCATATGGGCCATTGAGTCTTTAATACCAGCATGTTGATTAGTTCTACCCATACGTACTCCTACGTTATGTGAGAGTTGAGCATCTGTCAACGTATCAATCAGCTTGTTTGTTTCAGAGAATGTTAACTCATGGTATCTGTCTCCGATAAATATTTTACCGATTACAGGACCGTATGAATCCCCTTCTGGTTTTCTATCCCAGTCATGTTCAAATCTCATCGATCCCCATAACTTACCGTATCGACCCGGGTTGAAAGGTTTCTTCTGATTGTGAACTGTTTTCTTTGCATCCTTTTGCCAAGAATGTTTTTGATTGCGTTTATAAGCCATCGTTTTTTAGCAGTTAAGCTGCAAGCTATTTATATTGTCTACTCTATTAGGTTTTCGACTTCCCCTGTCCTTTATGTTTATCTTTCCTAGTGTACTTCTTCTTGTTACGGTATACGTTAGGACGCATC